AATTAAATATTTAAAAAATAATTATTTCTGTATATCAATATATATGAGTAGATCTAATACTAGTGAGTCAGAAAATATTTATAGAGGTATGAGAAAATTAACCAGTAAAACTAATATAAAAAAAACAGCTTCAAACAAAAAATTAACTTTAAAAAAAAAATCAAAAAAAAATAATAATTCAACCGAAGAAATGATGGAAATATTAAATTCTGAAAATAATCATAATGGAATACAAAATCAAACATTTTTACCAAGTAATCAAGGATATCAAAACAATCAAGGATATCAAAACAATCAAGGATATCAAAACAATCAACAAAATCAAGGTGATATCAGTCCTTTTCATATTCAAAATGTAATGGGGCAAACAAATGAAAATAAAATTGGTAAATTATTAGGATTACCGCAATTTAATGGTTTAGCTAAATTAAATAACAATAATGAAAATAATTTTAATATAGCACAAACAAATATGCAAAATTATAATGGACAAACTCAATTTGATCAAATGCAAAATTATAATGGTCAAATACAACCACAATTTGACCAACAAATGCAGCAAATGCAACCATCAATGCAACCATCGATGCAACAATCAATACAACCATCAATACAACAATCTATGCAACAATCTATACAACCATCAATGCAACAATCTATACAACCATCAATGCAACCACATGAAAATATGATTGGTGGAAATATCCTAAATATTAAAAAATTGGCCAATCTAAATTTATCTCGTCGGATAGTTTAAACATAATATTTTTATATAAAATAGTATTAAATGTAACTAATTAATATATATGTTAGTTAATTTAACTTGAAAATAATAGTCATAAAATCTAAAAATATAATTTTTATTATAAAATAACAATTATTTTCTATTTATATATATAAGATGGCTAAACAATACGATAAAATACATAATGATGTCGATAAAAATTACTTATTTTTAGAAGAAAATGGTAGAATATTTCCAACATGGGTAATGCAAAATTTTAAAAAATATATTCTACCTGCAATCATTAGAAAAGAAGGTGAAGATCCGTGTAATGAAAAAATAGAAAATGAACTAACTACGTATCAGCAATTTGTTGGATCGTATTTAGATTATAGATCACCATTTAAAGATCTATTAGTTTATCATGGTGTTGGTTCAGGAAAAACAGTAACTTTAATTAATATATATAATATACTATATAACTATACACCAAAATGGAATGTTTTTTTAATTATACCAGCAGCTTTAAGAAATGATCCATGGTTGAAAGATATGAAAAATTGGTTGCAAAAAGAGAATTACGAAGAACGTTTAAAAAATATTGTATTTGTTCATTATGATAGTCCTTTTGCGGATCGTGATTTTTTAGAAAAGATTAAAAAAGTAGATAGTTCAAAACCATTTTTATTTATAATAGATGAATGTCATAGATTTATTACTAATGTTTATAACAATATAGCAAGTAAAAAAGGAAAACGTGCACAAATAATTTATGATTATATTCAACAAGAAAAAAAAGAAAATTCAAATACACGTATATTATTATTATCAGCGACACCAGGTGTTAATAATCCGTTTGAATTTGCATTAATTTTTAATTTATTAAGACCAGGAACTTTTCCAACAAGTGAAGCTATTTTTAGTCAATTATATATATCATCTTCTAATTTTTCTTCATTAAACGAAGACAATAAAAATATGTTTCAGCGTAGAATACTTGGTTTAGTTTCTTATTATTTAGGTGCGACACCAGATAAATATGCATCAAAATTAACACATTACAAAAGTATAATTATGCCGGAATATTTTGAAAAAGTTTATAATCATTTTGAACTAGTTGAAGAGGAAAAAGAAAAAATAAGACGTAGTATGTCACGTGGAAAGATAGGTAATGATGATATGTCAACATATAGTTCATATACTCGTCAGGCATGTAATTTTGTATTTCCTATTATAAATGATAAAATTGACGGAGAACAAAGACCTAGACCAAGTAAATTTAAAATAAAAGATTTTGATGTAACGATACTTGAAAGTAAAGATGAAGAAAAGAAACGAACATTGATTAAATCAAATAAAGAAGTAAATGCATATATTAAAGCAATTAAAAATTATGTGAATAGTTTAATTGAATATTTTAAAGACATTCATCGTAAAGATAAATTAAATAATTATACTGTAAATGATGATGTTAAAACATGGAAAACAAAATATAATTCAAGTTTTAGTAATTTTTATAGTGATGAAAAAAAGAAATCTTTATTATTTACAGCATTATATGATAGTTCGCCTAAAATGGTCACAATTATATTTAATTTTTTAAAATCAAAAGGACCAATTTTATTATATTCAAATTATGTTGAAATGGAAGGATTACAAATATTAAAAATATATATGCAATTTTTCGGATTCATAAGTTATGACCCTAAAAATAATGTTAACGAATATTTTAATTATGTTGAATATCACGGATCAATTGATAAAGATCAACGTGAAATTAATAAAAAAATATTTAATGATCCTAAAAATTTATATGGTAAATTAGCTAAAGTAATATTAATTTCAGCTGCTGGTGCCGAAGGCATTAATTTGTTTAACGTGCGACAAGTTCATATTATGGAACCATATTGGAATGAAGTAAGAATTGATCAAGTTATTGGTCGTGCAGTACGTATATGTCACCATAAAGCTTTACCAATGGATGAAAGACATGTTGATATTTTTAGATATAAAATGATTAGACAAAATGGAAAAGAAACAACTGATGAAAGATTAGAATCTATAGCAAGGAGAAAAAATAATATAATATTAAGTTTTCAAGAAGCAATTAGAGAAGCTGCTGTTGATTGTGAATTATTTAAAAATCATAATATGATAGGGTCTAAATATAAATGTTTTCAATTTAATGAAGAATCACTTTTAGAAGATCAAATAGGACCAGCATTTAATAATAAAATAGAATATGATCAAAAAATTAATAATGGTCTTAATTCAAAAGAATCATCTATTATGAAAATAAAAGTAAGAAAAATAGCTGCAGTTTATAAGACAAGCGATAATACATTTTCAAAAACTATATTTTATTGGTATTATGAAAAAACAAATGTTATTTATGATTACGAATTGAACTATCCTATTGGTAAAATTGCATTAGATGAAAATATGATTCCAATAAAAATTGATGATATAACATATTTAATCGATAAAATAATTTCAATTCCTAAATTTAAACTATATTAACTTTTTTTACATTGGAATAGTAATCAAATATTATTTAACAAATCAATAAAATTATCATAATATTACATATTTTATATGCTATAATTCATTAAAAATTGATTTATAATATGTATAAGTAACAATTTACAGTCTAATGCTATGGACAGATAAAGCTAAAAAAATTTTGTTAAAATATTGGAATTTCGATACATTAAAGGATAAACAAGTAGCTGTAATAAATCAAATTTTATCTGGTAATGATGTAATTGGTTTACTTCCAACAGGCTATGGAAAATCAATATGTTATATATTACCACCACTTATTACGAAAAAAACTATTTTTATTATTAGTCCATTAATTTCACTTATGGATGACCAAAAAGATAAATTACTTAAAATGGGGATTCCTGTGAGTGCATTACATTGTAATAATATAAATAAAGAAAATGACATTCGTGATATAATTGATGGAAAAATAAAAATAGTATATATGAGCCCAGAATATATAATTGATGGTGATGGTTTAGATTTGGCAAATAGTTTAATTGAAAATAATCAATTAGGATATTTAGCAATTGATGAAAGTCATTGTTTAAGCTCATGGGGTCATGATTTTAGACCACAGTATTTAAAATTACGAAAATTTAGAGATATGTTTCCCTTCATTCCTATTATGGCAGTAACAGCAACAGCAAATGAAATAGTAGTAAATGAAATTATAAAATTTCTACAATTAAAATCACCCGATATAATTCGTGCAAATTTTGATAGACCTAATTTATATATAGAATGTAATGGAATACCAAAAGAAATTATAAAAAAAAAAGAAAAACAGGTTCCATATGAACAAGTTATAAAAAATTATATTAATAAATATCCAGATGATCGCATAATTATTTATGTTAATAGTAGAAAAAAAACAGACGAATGTTCAAATATGCTCAATGAATTAGGATATAAGTCTAGTGCATATCATGCAGGATTAAATAAAAAGAGTCGCGAAAAAGTTCAAATTGATTTTATTGAAAACAAATGTAAAGTTATTATTGCTACAATAGCATTTGGAATGGGAATTGATCAAATTGTTAAATGTGTTTTAGTTTTTGGTTGCCCATCTTCAATTGAAGAATATTATCAACAAATTGGTCGTGGAGGTCGAGATGGTTTGTATTGCGAGACTGCCTTGTATTTTGATAAAAGTTCAGTGATTAAAGCTAGGTTTATGATTAACAAAGAAACAAAAAATCAATTATTAAAAAGTGCCAAATATGATAATTTAGCAAAAGTTGAAGAATATTTTTATACTAAAAAATGTAGACGTCAATATATATTAGACTATCTAGGACTGTCAAAAAGTTATTTTGCATATAATGGTTTTACTTGTGCTAACTGTGATAATTGTACACAATATAAATTAACTGATATAACTGATCATATTTGGGATTATTATATTAATAATAATAAATTAAATAAGAAAATAGAAAATATTACTTTTGAGTTTAAATTAAAAAAAATATTACCCGATTGGAAAGCATACGTTGAATTTAAAAAGTATACGTTGAAAACATTACCTGATAATATGCATATCAAATTAAGATTAGAAAATGATATATTAGATTTAGAAGATAATAATTTAAAATTGAAAGATGATAAAATATCAAATTATGATATAATTTATGATAAATTTGATAATATTCAAATATAAATATAAATAAATATTAATAAATATAAAATATAAAATATAAAATATAAAATATAAATACATTTAAAGCATTATTAACTATAATTAGCAGAGAAGAATAATTAAATATTATAACTTCTCCAAGGTCATATAGCTCAATTGGTTAGAGCATCAGTCTTATGAGCTGAAGGTTAAGGGTTCGAGCCCCTTTTTGACCAAAATTTAAATATTGTTAAATAAACTTTATAATTATATATATATTATTATAAAGTTTAGATCCCATTGATAATAATATTATCTTGAGGAAAAATGTAAAGCTTATTAACTACTCCATAAATAATATTATGTTGAAGAAAAACTATTAAATAAAGTTTATAATTATATATATAATTATAAACTTTTTTTTGTTCCCATTGATAATAATATTATC